GCCGCCGCCGCCACCTACGCCAACGCCGCCGCCGCCGCCGCCACCTACGCCAACGCCGCCGCCGCCGCCGCCACCTACGCCAACGCCGCCGCCGCCGCCACCTACGCCAACGCCGCCGCCGCCGCCGCCACCTACGCCAACGCCGCCGACGACGCCGCCACCTACGCCAACGCCGCCGCCGCCGCCGCCTACGCCAACGCCGCCGCCGCCGCCGCCGACGACGACGCCGCCGCCAACGCCACCTACGCCAACGCCGCCGCCGCCAACGCCGCCGCCGTCGCCGCCGTCGTCGTCGGCGGCGGCGGCGGAGCGGAGAAGGCACGAGAAACGATATTCAGCATCGCCGTGGAGGGGCTTCGCCAGGCCATCGCCATCGGCCCCCATGAAGGCCTCGCTGCCCACATCGATCCCGCCGCCCGTCACGCGGCCCTGCGCGAAATGGTGTCGGCATGACGGCGTCCCGGCACATCACGGTCGCCTTTGACGACGGCCCTTTTGCGGCATCGCTCGAAAGGATCGCCACTGCATTGGAACGGCTTGCAGCCATGGAAAAAATAACCCGCAAGGCACGCACCGCGGCGGCGGAAGCCACAAACGGAATCGAGCCGTGCCCCAATCCCTTCGGTTGTGAAAGCAAACCGGCGCTGGCGAACTACTCCGCCTTTGACCACACCACTTTCGTCTATTGCCAAAAATGCGAGCTGCAAGGCCCGAAGGCCAAATGGGATGCCGAAGCCATCGCCAAATGGAATCAGGTCAGCCGCACCGCCGCCTTCGCCGCCCTCGTTTCGGACGAAAAGGTGCGCGAACTGGTTGAAACGCTGCAATGGTTTGTCGATCGCGCCGGGCCGATCACCGCAAAGTTCGATCTCTATGGCCCTCCGGATATTGCTACCGGCCTGCGCCGCCGCTTTGACCTCGCGCGTCGCTTGCTGGATGGCTTCCCCGGCATAAAGTGATGCACCCGCATGGCCCCACGGCACCCGCGCCCGCGCATCGGGGGGAAAGGTGGTGGCGGAGGAGCGATTCAATCTATACCCCCGATTGAGCGATATCATCTGGCGCATACGCTTAAGCGCTTGATTTTAAGGCGAAAAGGATTTTGCGATGAAATACCATTGTGGGCAAGAGACCAAGGATTCGATCATACAGCACAACTTCACATCGATCGACGATGAAGGCGAGCCATTGTGCGAGCGCTGCGGGCGCCGCCTTTCTGAAATCCCGCTCCGGGAAAGGCTGAAATGGCTCTATGCCGAATTCGAGGGCATGAGCTGCGCTATCGAGCACGAATGGGGCGCCCCCAAACAACTGTACCGGGCCAATGAGGCGGCCGCCGAACGCACGGTCATGGAGGCTATCGCCATCATATCCAAAACGGAGGAACGCAAATGATCGGCACCATAACCGCCACAATCACTCTCCTCGCCGGCGGCACCGCCATCGGCATCAGCATAGGCAACATCGTTTTTTTACGCAGGATCGAGCAGCGTAATGAAGCGACAATGATGAAACTGCGCAGAATTAAAGCTGCCCTGGAAGAAGACGATGGAGGGGATGCCCCCGAATGGATCGATCAATCCGCCAAACCAGTCAGCGCGATCGAACCTTATGACCCGCCTTCGGCTTGAGCACCCGCTTCCTCGGCCTCTTGCGCCAGGCCTCAGCCTTAACATCATGGCGTGCGTTGATACGTGCAAGCGCCCGCGCGAGTGCGAGGAGCGCTTCCCGATCCGGCGGGTTGACCCACCGCGCCGCCCGTCACGCATCTGATCGAAGGAGGCGCCCCGCATGAAACAACTCACCCCGCGCGATCTTCAGTGTCTGCGCGATCGGCGCGACCGCAGGCACCGCACCGCGTCGCTGCTCAAATGGTGTGTCCCGTTCGAACCACCACCGCCCGCGTCGCTGCTCACCGTCAGGATCGGCGGCCGCGCGCGGGTGCCCATCCATCGCCTGTGACGCGCGCTTTTCGAAGGGACCGCCCATGAGCCATCACGACAGGGTAATGATCACATTCTTCGCCCTCGCCCTCGCCGCCTGTATCGCCGCCATGGGCTGGGCGCAGCTCGCCGTGCGCCACCGCCGCCTCAAACGCGCCCTCCACGCCCTGCGCAAGGATCGCGATGGCTTGCGCAGGGCACTGTGGGAGAATCGCGGCGTCGAGGATGACGATATGGGAGGGGCCATCGATGCGGCATTATGTAGCAAACGCACCAATGCGTAGATGGTTATCCATCTGCGCGGTGGCGGGTGTCATCGTTTGTGGGGCAAGTGAGGCGCGGGCACTAGGTGGCATACCCGGGATAGTCGCTATTGGCCCGCAACACGAGCTTGTCACCAAAGGGCGGGCTATCGAGGTCTATCAGGCCATCATCGCGCCTTGTGTCGATCACGTCGAACAGGTGAGCGGTAAACCTGAGGCGCTTGCTCAAAGCCGTCTTGTATTTGGCAACCGTGTAGAAGCCAATTTTGACAACACTGGGCGGCGTTTCCCCGCTATTCTCACAGGAGCTTCGCCGTTCCAGCTCATCGCCGGGGAACAGTATTGCATCCTGCCACGCGATCTTGGCAGACCGGAAGTGCTTAATCGTTTCGTCCAAGTGTGCCCTTGGGTTCTCTCCGAACGCCATCGACGCAAAAAAGCTGACATCCAAGGCAGGCGTCTTTCCGATGTTCTTGACGACGTAGCGAATATGAAAATGCGGTTGCTCGTTTACCATCCTGAAGCCGATGACGTCCGTTATCTTGACGGTGATCCATGCTCGAAGTTGGGAGTCCACCCCGGCACGTGCGATCTTGTTGGCTTCCTGGCCAGCCTCGGCGGCAGCAATAGCAGCCTGAGTGGCGTTCTTGGCTTCATCGGCCATCGTCTTGGCGTGGTCGGCAGCCTTAGCGGTCGCCTCAAGCGTTTTCTTGACGATAGCGGCCACGTAGATGCTCACGCCCGTAGTGACGACAGCCGCAAGCGCCATGACCAACGCCCAAAAAGCCATTTCTTCTTGGGCCTCAAGGTCGCGCTGGGAGTGGGTTTGGCCGTTCTCGGTTACTGGATCGCGAAGCGCGCCCTCGATTTTGACAGCGGCTTCGGTGATGGCTTCTCTAACGGCAACCGACTCCGCTTCTGGATCAGCTACCTCGGATTGCTGGCCAGTGGCTTGATCGGCGCTTGCGGCTTTGTCTTGGCCGTAAGCAGCTTGGCATAGCGCTAATCCTGTAAATGCAGCGAAGACACCCCAATTGCGCTTAAACATTGGACAAGAAACACCGCCGTGAATTTTCCCCGGCTGATCTTGTTCCTGATATTCGGCTCAGAGTCCATTACCCCAATGTCAGCGAGCTTTCCCACCAGTTCGGAGTAGGTGACGTTCCGGCGCTTCAGTTCCGCCTTCAGCATCCCCTTTACCCGATCTTCCCATTCCTTCTCCGCTACCGGCATCGTCTCGCTCCATGATGAGAAATATCATCATACGCGATGCATTTGCCCTTTACAACAGTGCATAATGTCATTATCTAGAGTGCATAAGCACTGGAAACGATGACATGGCACAGCACTTTCTCCTCTCCGCCAAGGCTCGCACCCTCTCCCTCAAGGCGGTTTTCCGCATGGGCGAGGATGCCGCCTATCAGGCTTTCTGTGAGATGCGCTGGCCCGAAACCGAGGGCGAAGCGGTGTGCCCGCGTTGCGGCTGCACCGAGCATTACAATCTTTTAACCCGCCGCAAATTCAAGTGCGTAGCCTGTCACCACCAGTTCAGCGTGACGAGTGGAACGATCTTTGCTTCGCGCAAGCTGTCGTTCACCGATCTGCTGGCGGCGATTGCGATTTTCGTGAACGGGGCGAAGGGGATTTCCGCGCTACAGGCGAGCCGCGATCTGGACGTGCAGTACAAGACCGCTTTCGTGCTGTTCCATAAGCTGCGCGAGGCGATGGCCCGCGAACTGGCTGACGCCAAGCTCAACGGCACGGTGGAAATCGATGGGGCCTATTTCGGCGGCTACGTGAAGCCGGAGAACCGCAAGGAAGATCGCAAGGACCGCCGCCTTGTCGCGAACCGTTCGGGCAAGCGCCAGTGCGTCGTCATCATGCGCGAACGCAAGGGTCGCTCGCTTCCCTTCGTTGTCGCCAACGAGGGCGATGCCGTTCCCTATGTCCGCGACCACGTTGGCACCCTCGCCACGGTCTGCGCGGACGAAGGCAGCGGTTGGGATGCGCTCCATGCCGGTTGGGATACGCGCCGGGTCAACCACTCGGTTGCGTTCATGGACGAAGGCGTGTGCACCAATCAGGCGGAGTCGTATTTCAGCCGCCTTCGCCGGATGGAAGTCGGAACGCACCACCACATCGCCGGGCCGTATCTCTACAGCTACGCTGGCGAGGCTGCTTGGCGCGAGGATAATCGCCGCGTGGACAACGGTTCACAGGCGATGACGCTGACGGCGGCTGCGATGGCAGCGCGGGTTAGCCGGAATTGGAAAGCGTATTGGCAGCGCGCGGTCTAAGTCATTGAAATCGACTCACTCTTAATGCTTGAAATTCTTGAGTTTTTCACTATATCGCATCCCATGGATAGGTCTGTCGCCATCGCAAACGAGTTTCTCCGGAAACCCGGCGGTGAGTCGCTTACGCAGATGCAGCTCCAAAAGCTGGTCTATATCGCGCATGGATGGAAGCTTGGCTTGTTGGGCCAGCCTCTGACGACCGATGAACCGCAGGCGTGGGCCTATGGGCCCGTTTATCCCGACCTTTATGACCATACGAAATTCTTCGGGCGGGGGGCGATAGGCCGGGAAATTACTCCCGACGATGACGAAGCGGTTCGTTTCTTCACTGACGCTCGCAGGAGAAATGTGCGCCCTTACCGTGCCGAACTCGACGCCAACGAGCGTCAGATTATCGATCAGGTTTGGAGGCGCTACGGAAAACTAAGCGGCGCGCGACTGTCCACGTTGACGCACCAACCTAACACACCCTGGTCGGACACTTACGACGGCGCACGCAATCGCGTGATCCCGCAGGACGAAATCCGAAACCACTACGTCGAACTGGCTGGCCGTGTCCGAGCGGGAGCTTGATCGCGTTGTCGAGCGTTTCGACAACGCGGGCCATCTGTGCCAGCGCCTCTTGTGTGCGGAGCATTTCACCAGCGAGGGCGGCGCGGCGCTTCACCAAGCCATCGGTTAGGTAGTCTGTCATCGCCTGCGATACATAGCGCATAAATGACGATGACGACTATCCGCACGTTGGTGCGTTTGCTACATAATGCCGCATCGATGGCTGATGAATCTGATAAGAAATTGGCCGCAGCTACGACACCCCATGACGAAAAACTTATTGAAACGCTTTGCGACGCTTTGATGATCGCGCTGCCTTACGTCGAAATGGCTGAGCACGATGATATCTACAAGCCCGGCGCCGTCCGGGCCGTTGTCAGAAAAATGCGCCACGCGCTCACGCGCGCACAATACCTCTAATCCCCCGAACACCCACCAAGCACCGCCAGTGCCTCGCGCAAGGCCCCGCGTAGCTCGATCGCCTTGGCCGCCAGCAGGTCCGCCGCCTGCACAGCAGAAACCCCGCCCTGCCACCCGCGGCCGCGCTCGCTTTCGATCGTCGCAGGTTCCGCCGGCACCTGATCCGGGCTCACACACGCCACCGCCACCGGCCGATCCACCTCCACCGTGCGCACCTCGATCCCCGGTCGCGGGCTTGCGCAGGCGGCCAGCGACCATAGTGTCGCCCACAACAGAATCATCCTGGCGCGCATCACAAGCCCTCCGAAGTAAACAAACCCCTAATGAAAATGCGACGAACCGTTGTCGATTGTGCTTGCCGTATACGCACATTGCGCGCATACGGGCCTTGTCAGCATGGAGTTGACCGGGCGCCTCGCCGATCAGGGGCGGAGACAAAGAATGGAAAAGAAGTTCACCACTTTTCGCAGCCGCTTCGATCCGGACGTAACTTGCTTCCAGAGCAACGACTACGTGGGCCTGCTGCGAGCGATCTGCTGCAACTCGGTCACCGGCTATGTGATCGATGGGCGAAAGACGAAGGGTGAAGACATCATCAAGGTTCCATCCCATGCCGCCGATGCTGTAGCCGACCATCTCGGCCGCATGGGATGGACTCGCTAAATGTATTGCCGATGGGAGTTCCGCGAACTGTGACCAACCATCCGAACCGATCGCGCGGGGGGCAATCCCTCCCGCGCAATCCTTCGCCAGCGGAAGTGAAGGCCGCGCGGGGGGACGCCGGGCTAACCCAATCCGCCGCCGCCGCGCTAGTTCACACGTCGCTACGCAACTGGCAGCAATGGGAGGGCGGCGATCGGAAGATGCATCCGGCATTTTGGGACCTGTTCCGCCTGAAAACCGCGCAACCCTAAAGCCCCTCCACCATCAGCAAGGCATCGCTCACCGGGCACGCCGCCGCATCGCCTGGCACGCTTCGCGCCGCGCTTTCCCGCAACCCCGCGATCGTGGCGGCCGATGCCTGGTTCGCCTCGCGCGCACGGGCAAGCTCGACTTCGGCCGCGGCACGCCGTCGCACGCCTTCCGCCGCCAGAGCGCGCACGCGGGCGCTCTGTTCGTCCAGCGCCGCCAGCGCGCGCTCCAGCGACGCGGCCGTCACTTCGTGCGCCGCCAACGCGATCGCGGTTTTCATCTGAGCATCAAGCAGGTCCTCCCGTGCCCAGGCCACACGCAGCATCTGCCATCCGGCAAACGCCACCAGCGCGGCGATCAGGATCATGCGCCAGTGCCGCACAACGCCGGCCACAGCCGCCTTCGCTGTGGGCGCGGCGATCAGGCTAAGCCCCGGTATCATCGGCCTGCTCCCGGTGAATGTTGGTATCGATTTCCACGAATTCGCCCAGGCGCGCCTTCATCGCGTTCGCCTGCGTCGCGATCAGCACCACGCCCATCACCATGCCGATGCGCAGCCATTCGCTGTAAAGGATCACCTCGCGCAGTAGGGCCGCAGACGCCTGCCGGGGCGGCCACCACAGCAGCGCGATCACGGTGAAGCCTTCCACCGCCACGCCCAGCAGCATCCCCCAGCACATCAGCGCGCGGATCTGCCGGGCGTTCATGTTCAGCGCATAGCGCACCGATCGGGCGATCCACCCGAATGCCCAGGCGAACATCGCCGCCACGGCGCCAGCGGCGCGGCGCGGGCGCGAAGGTGGGGAATCCCCGCCGGTCACAGCAACAGCGCCTTCATGTGGCCCAGCCACGCCTTGCGGTCGGCCAGCCCGTTCAGCCCGCCGTTGATCTTGCGCGTCACGCCCAGCACATCGTCCCGATCCGCCAGGGGGGAGATGCCGCGCGATTGCCAGTAATCGCACGCCACCCACAACCCGATCGAAGGCGCCGCCGCCAGTTCGGGATGCCGTTCCAGATCCAGCCCCAGCCGCCGCCCCACCGTCCGGTAATTATCGCGGCCGGTCAGCTGGATCGGGCCACGCCCCTTGTACCGCCGCCCGTCGCCCACCTGATCGTTGCCCAGGTCCTCGCGCCCCTCATAGGCCGCGCCGCTGGCCAGTTCCTCCATCCACTTGAAGCCGCCCGATTCGTGCGCCAGCTGCGCCATGAAATGCGCCAGGCGCAGCGGCGAATCGAGCAGGCCATAGCCGTGCAACCGCACGTTGCCCGCCAGCGCCAGCTCCGCCGCGATTTCCGGCTTCGCGCCCGCCGCCGCGAACAGCGCATGCAGCGTGTTCCTGCCGATCTGCCCGTCCACCGTCACCGCCAGGCGCAACTGCATCCGTTCGATATCGTCCCGATCCATCATTCGAATCTATCCCCTGAAAAAACCGCTTTCGACCTCACCCACGGCGGCGAAGAATGGCTTGCGTTCGATCATTGGCCCGCTGCCTTTTTTGCCGCCACTGTGGCCGCCTGCATCTCATTGTTGAAATCGCCCCTGCCTTGCATGATCGCTTTGAGGCGCATGACTTCGGCCTCGCTCTCAGCGTGCTTGCGCTGGCAATCCTGAAGCCGTTCGTCGGTGTCGCGGCGGTAGGACGTGAACTCCGCCCGCAAGTCGCGTTCGGCCTGAGAGAGCCGGTTCACCTGCTGTTGAAGCGCCTCGATCAATTCCCGCGTCACGGTGTCGATATGCTCTTCTTTCTTATCGACGCGCCCGGCTATGAAGGTTGCCAGCCACCGGACCACCAGAAAGGAAAATCCAAGACCGAAACCACCTACCCCACTGTAGGCGAGCGTCGATAGCGCAAGCTCCGGTTCGATCATTGGGCATGTCTCTTTCTCAGGTCGAAGTATCGCCACGGATCGAAGGTCCGGTTGAACACGGCCACGCGGTGGAGAAGCCATTCCATTGGTGGGAGCCCGATGAGCATCTGACCCGCGACGAGGTACCAGTTGGCCCACCAACTTTCCCAGGTGTGGCCGCCGTTCAGCGCTTCGAAGGCTCCTAGGGCCGTCGTCAGCGGGATGGTGGCTGCGATCAGCCGTTCGCCCGCACTGAAGGCCCTTTGCTTCGCAAAGCGTAACCAGAGAAGCCGCCCGATGATTGCCGCGTCGCAGGCCGCGAACAGCACGAGGCTGTTTTCTCCGGTCCCCCACCAGTAGCCTTGCTGCGCCGCCCATGCCGAGCAAACCAGTAGTCCGGTCGAATAGAAAGAACGGCTGTGCAGCCAAAGCGCCCCGTTAAACGAAGCGCAGAGGCCGCACAGCGCGATCTGGACAGTCAGCGTCCAATGCATTAACCGCCGCCGCCGGGTGGCCCATTACCCGTGCCGCCCGATCTCGTTTCGGCTTGCTGACGTGCTTCAAGCATCTCGGCAATGCGCTCCAGCGCGGTGGCGATACGGTCGAGGTGATCATTCGTCTCAGGCATTCACGGTCTCCTTTCAGTCAGGTATCGGAATGAGATGCGGCCGCTGTTCGAATGTGAAGCCCGCAGGCGGCTTGCCTTGTGTCCCGTCGCCGAAGTCCGCGGCCGAACAGTTGAGCAGATTGTCGATACAGTTCCCTTCCCACCGATCGCGGATCGCCGGTTCCCATGCTTCCATGTAATCGGCGTGGAAGGTCGATCCGGCAGGTTTGCCCGCCATCGCGTCGCTGCTGAATATCCACGTCCCCGGTGTGTCGCCGGGCAGGATCGCATAAGCGAAGATCAGTGAAAGCTGAGGGATCAGGTAGGGATGCGAGGCGGGGCAGTGATACCGGCCTGAATTCGCATCGCGCGACATATAGGCGAGATGATCCTGGTGGTTCGCGCTGTCGAGATTGCGCCCGTTCCAGCAGTCGGGCGCCTCGATCCGGGCATAGATGTGGCTGGTCGCGCGGCACCGCTCGGCAACCCCGGCCAGCGTCGGATCGCTGAACCCTGCGTTGCAGTCAAAGCTGACATGCGGCGACTGCAGGTGACCCTGGACGTAGTTCGTGCCGAAGATCGCCCGCAGTCCCACCGGTATGCCGACGCAGCCCTTGTGCGGCGCACGGGTGCACTCAGGGTCGCTCGCCGGGAGGCGCTTGTAGTAGTTGGAGATATAGTCCGGCACCACGACTTGACCGCCCGCGGGCTTGCTCAGCAGCGCCGGTAGCCAGTAGGCCGAGCGATTGAGAATATCGCCCTGGCAGGTACTCCCGCCTGCCGTGCGCAGGCTCGCATAGTCTGACGCCGCGTTCGTCCCGGTGTTGCCGAAGAACATATGCAGGTGCGACTTGCCCGGCTGCTCCGGGTACGCAATCGGATCGTCATAAGCCAGGTGGCTGACGTTGCAGATGAAGCGGAACGCGCCGACAACATCAGGGGCGGCGGAGCCCGGAACCGGCACTTGCCGGACGTAGGACGCCAGGTCGAAGGTGGAGACAATCGGGACGATATCGTCCACCGTCAGCGGTGTGAACTCGGGTATCGGATGTTCGTCGTGGTCAGGATCGGTGGGCGGTGCAGGATCGAGGATCGCGATGGCTTGTTCCATCAAGTCTACTGTCACGCGGGCTTCGGCCACGCACTTGTCGGCCTGCTTTCGCTTGCAGTGGTATTCAGCCCGGTCGGCCGCATTCTCCGCGTCCTTGACCGCCGGGTAGGCGGCAGCGGTATCCTGCGCGGCGGCCGGGGTGCATGCGGCCGGCGCGAAGAGGAAGCAGGCCGCAGCGGCGCCCCACGCAAGATAGTGCCAGTGGATCACAAACCTTCTCCCTGGATCGTGGAAAATAAAAGATCGGAAATCAGCCGTCAGACTCGGCCAAGCACGACAATCGAACCGCCGGTCAGGTTTCCGCCCGTGGTGTTCGCCACTCTCAGCGCATCGATTGTCGATCCCGAAGCAACGAACAGCCGGGTTTGCTCTGGCCCGTGCGAGATTCCGACCGGCGGCGTCCCGTCGCCCATATTATTGAGAATAGGAACAACCCCCGAACGCGCCGAGCTGCTGCCATCGCCGAGAGGGAAACCCGATGAATCCGATTCCACGCCGCTCGAATTGATAAGAACATAGTCGCCCGTGGTGGAATAAAAGCTGCTGCCCCCATCGGTGCTGACCCGCACCATCCTGGTACCCGCGACCGAGGCCGGAATGTTCCGGCAAATGACCATCAGTTCGCTGTAGCCGCCAAGGCCGGTAAAATCGACGTTCGCCACGTCACCCGAATGTGTCCAGCTTCCCGCCAGATCCCACCCCACACCGGCTGAAAAAATCGCCCACGCCGATCCGCTCCACACATAGAGCGCGTCTTCGTCCTGCACCCAAACCTGCAGGCCCTCGTGCCGTGCCCCAATCGGGATGTCCGCCCCATCCGAATCGTTGCCCGGCACGAAGGTCCACGCCGTGCCGGTGTAGATGGCGATCTTGTTCGCCTTGCCCACCCACGCCCCGGTGGGCGCGGCGCCCACAATGTACACGTCGCCATCCGCAGGGCTCCCCGGCGGGGTGTCCAGTCCCCGGTCGATCGCGCCTTTCTGCAGCGCGATCAGCATGTTCAGCGCTTCGTTGTGCAGCACCTCCGCCTGCGCCGGCGGGGGCGAAGGGACATAGGGGATGCCGAGATCGGGGGAATTCGCCATGCTTTTTCACACGCTCCGTTAACGTTTTCTCAACCTTTTGTCGTCAAACCGGGGATTGAAAGGAGTACATCGTCATGAACAATTTCAAATCCGGCCAGCAGGTCATTCACCAGCTTCGCGGCCCCGGCGTGATTGAAACCGTCACCCCGGCGGGCAACCTCCACATCCGCCTCGGCAACGGGGCTCTGCACCTCGCCTCGCCCGTCATGGTCACCCGGGCCGCAGCGGCGGTCTGAGGGCTCACACCACCGCGCGGCGCGGATGCCCGCGCCCGCGGATGCCGCTGATCTGGCACGCGTCCACCGTCACCGGATTGCCCGGCGTGATCCCGTCCGCCGTCTGCTCCGCCGCCGAATAGGGGAAGGTCGGCGCGGTCGTCGCGATCGTGCGCACGGCACTGCCCGCCACGATCACATCCAGCTCGTACCGTTCGCTTTCCTCGGCCAGCGGCGGATCGCCGCCGAACAGTCCCGCGCCCGCGATCCGGCTGCGCCGGTGGCATGTGATCGTCAGGTTGTTCGATCCGTCGCGCCTGCCGGTCACATGCACCGGTGAAAGGGGTCGCCGCCCTTCGCCCGTGCCGGTGAAGTCCTGCACGGCGGTATCGGCCTCGCTCGTCAGCACCGAAACCGGCTTGTACTGCCGCTCCGCGTTCCAGTCCCCCGCGCCGAAGTCGCTGCGCCCCAGCGTCTCCGGTTCCAGCAGCACGAACACTTCGTTCGCGCCATGGGTGCCAATCGCGTGATCGGTGCCCAAGCGCCCGCGCAGCCGATCGGAAAGCTCGTAGGTCTTCGGGGCCACCAGCGTCGCCGTGGCGAACTGGAACACCTCGCCGCCCTGCCCGTTCGCGGGACCTAGCCACGCGGCGTTCGCCCCGTTCAGCACCGCCGATTCGGTCACGCTTTCCAGCTCGTCATCGGCGTTGTCCAGCACCACCGTCACCGGGTTGCCGCGATCCCAATAGTCTGCCGGCCCGGAAGGCAGCGCCACGGCCACGTCGCCGATCGGCGCACGCACCGCCACGCCGCTCATCTCCGAATAGGTCGTGCCGCCATCAGACGATCGCATGATCGTCGCCCCGCGCCACCCCGCATTGGCCGCCGTCACCGCCCAATAGAAGCCCGAATCGTCATCCGATTCGCGCACGATCGGCATGTCCATCAGCACCAGGCGCGTGGGGCCGGGCAGCTTCAGCGGGTTCGCCGGCAGCGTGCCCGGCGCGCCCGCCGCGTTGGAACGGTAGGCTTCGGGATCGGCGTTGCGCGCCTCGATCTCTATCACCCCGTTCGCCCCGCGCGTCGCCCGCGCGATCGCGAACGGCATCACCGTTTCGGCCATCGGCAGGCCCACCACGTCGCCCGCCTGCAGCCGGTGCCAGCGATCGGAAACCGGGAACCGCGCCAGGCGCCGCGCCGCCCATGCATCCCACAGCAGTGTATCCGCCAGTCTCCGAGCCTCGGTGGCGTCCAGCACCACCGGCAGTTCGCGCGATACGTTGTTCGACGCCGCGCCCAGCTGGCGCGCTGCACGCTGCGCGTTGACCTGGTAATCCAGCGCCGGGTCCGCGTATGAAACCGCCGCCTCGCGCGGCATGGCCATGGCCTGCTGCGTTTCGATGCGCATCGGCTCCTGCGCCGGCGCGCCCCCGGCCGCCGCGCCCATGTCGTCCGCCGGGATCGTCGCCTTGATCGATCCGCCGCGGCGCACGCACCGCACCTGGCCGCCCTGCTCGGCCAGGTCGAAGTTGTACGCCAGGCCCAGCGGCTCCAGCGCGCCGAAGCCCGTCACCTCGCGCGCGATCACGAAGCCGCGGCCCGTATCGTTGATCTGCGAAACCGTGATGTCCCCGGTCGCCAGCCCGGATCGCGTGGCGATGTCGCGTATCCAGTCGGCCACCAGCGATGAAGGGTGCCCCTCCACCTCGAATTCCAGATTGGGCAGCACATTGCCGAAATCCGCCAGTTGCAGATCCTTGATCACCACATAGGCGCTGTGGCGGTACGCTGGGGTATTGCCCACCCCTTCCTCGGCCTCGATCGTCGGGTCGATCTGCTGCGTCCCGTTGCCCTGGTAAAACCGGATCGTATCGAACACCGCGTGCGTGCCGCTGGCGCGCGTCGCCACCATCCCCACCAGCGGCGTCGGCGCGGCGGGGGCAACCGTCGCTTCGTCCAGGTCGAATATCTTTTTCGAATTCGCCCATATCCGGCGCACCATCGTGCATTCGCCGTCCCCCAGCAGGATCGCCACGCTGGTGGAATAACTGTACTCCTTCACCGTGGGGCCGCCCTTGCCGCCCTTCTTCTTGCTGACGTGCTCCACCAGCCCGGTCGACCAGATCAGGTTCCCCGCCAGCCGGTTTTTCGCGCCATAGATCAGCGGGATCGGTGTGCCGTAAGTGGACGATGTGACCGAAAGATCCTTCAGCCGCGGCCCCTCCACCTTCGGCGCGAACAGCGCCTGATCGATGAAGCTGCCCACGGTCGAACCGATGAACCCGCCGATCGGGCCGCCAAGCGCGGTGCCCACCGCACCAAGTACCAGCGATGCCATCAGATCACCCCGCCAGCCCCGGATAGCGCCACCAGCTCGTCACCCGCTCTTGCCATTCGGCGGTAAAGCCGTGCTCCACCACCCGGCCGAAGTCGCTCAGCGCATGGATCATCGTCCACCGGCCGCGCGCGTCCTGCGCCAGGATCGCCAGGTGCATCGGCAACTCGCGGCGCCATTCCATCCACACCACATCGCCCGGCTCCGCCGCAATCTCGCCGCCCGCCAGCGGCAACAGGAACATCTCCAGCGCCTGGCGCATCCGTTTCGGGTGCGGTTGCCGCCCGTAATTGCCCACCGCCGCCCATGCCGCCGGGGCAATGTCGAGCACGCCGGCCGCGTGCCCCGCGCCGCGAACGAGCCCGGCGCAATCGCACCCCGCGCCCTTCGCCGCCGCCTGATGGCGGAACCGCGTGCCGATCCATGTTCGCGCCTCGGCGATCAGGCGCGCCCGCGCGGCCTCGCTCATCCCTGCTTTGCATCCGGCGCCTGGCTTGCCGAATCCCGGCCCGGCACCTTGTCATATCCCCCGAAGTGCTCGTACCAGTTGAACTTCGTCTTGCATGTCGTCTCCAGCAGGTCGCACCCCGGCACCGCCGAATAGGTATCGCCCGGCTCGATCGGATACAGCATCGGTTGCCACAAGGTGAACTGGCCGGTCGCCTGCACGTAATCCTTCACCTCGCCCTCCGCCCCGGCGTTCGCCCCGGTCAGCCAGGTCACGATGCCGCGATCGAACCACCCGTCCGCCTCGCTCCGCCCGCTGTCCGCGAAGATGCGCCGGTCGGCCGTGGTCGAGGCCGAAAGCGGCGCCACGCCGGTTACCGTGCCGGTTACCGTCACCGGGCCAAGATCGAAGCCGCACCGCGCATCGCCCAGCTCGAACCGGCACGATGGCGTCACCACCTGCACCACCGCCGCCTGTTGCAGCAGCCCTCCGGGCGTCAGCACTTCCATGGTATAGCCGCGCCGCCCCTGGCTCAGCTTGCCGGTCACCCCCGTCATCAATCGCCATGGCGTCTCGCCGCTCGTGCTCCACGGCACCATCCACACCTCCACCCGCGCGCCGTCGAACAGCCCCCCGATCAGGTCGCGGTCGGCTATCGAATCGTCGCTCACTATCCCGCTGATCTCGGCATTGCCGATCTGCCCCAGCACCGCCCCCATCTCCGCCGCGGAGGCGGAAAGGCTTTCGCACGGCGAATAGGTATCGCCGCCGAACACGATCGGCATGTCGGCCGATGTGAAGGCGAACACCTCGCCATCGCGCCGCTCGATGCGCCAGCATTGCGCCCAATGCGTCAGGCACGGCGCGGTATCCACCAGCGCCAGCACCGGCGCCTGCGTCACCCGCGCTGGCGATGCTTCCATCACCAGCGCCAGCACCGGCGCCTGCGTCACCCGCGCATCCGCCTCGCCGGCTGTCAGCGCCAGCACCAGCGCCTGCGTCGTGCGGATATTGGTCATTGCCGCATCCTAAACGTCAGGCCGTTTTCTCAAGCCGCAGCAACGCCGCGTTCGCCGCCGCGGGGGTCCATGGCGCGCCGGTCGCCGGGTCCGTCTCGAACACATCGTCCCAATAGGTATAAGCTTCGGTGATCGGCCGATCGGCCCCCGCCGCCACGCTCGCGCCTGAAACCAGCGACGCGCGCAGGTTCGCCGCGCCGGCGTCCTCCTTGCGGCTCATCGGCGCGGCGTAAAGCGCGGTCACCACCGAAACTTCCGCCGGAAGGCCGGTCAACCCGAATTCCGAAATGTCGCCCACCGTCGCGGCGGCTATATAGGTCGTGTCACCATCCGGCGCGGCCTGGTCGATTGTTGAAAAATCGGTGCTGCCCGTGTTGCGCGTCCAGTCGGATTCAGCCGTGTCGGCATCGGGCAGCCGCGTATAAACTCGCTGCGGACCTATGAAATCGTTGACCAGGCTGCCCGCGGTATCCCACGCAAACACGTCATCCCAATATGTCAGCGGAATGGCATTTTCGCTGCCGAACGCGACCTGGTCGATCAGCGACGTGGCCGAATTGCGCGTGTCGACGCCTGAAATGTCCAGCACCGTCACCCCGTTCACCCGCACTTCCACAGCCCCGCCGGAATCGGCGCACAATGCCTTGATCTCGTAATGGTGCCACGCCTGCGCGGTGATCACCGGGTCGCTCGTGCCCAGCACTGCGCCGCTCACATTGCCGCGCAGCACCACCACCTGCCCAGTGGTCGACAGCTTGACGCAAATCTGCGCCGCATTCCCCGAATCGCGAAACTCGGCCAGCACCACCCCGTTTGACGTGCTCGGCAGAGAACTCAGATAAATGCCCGCGCCGAAACCCACCGTGGCCCGCGTCGCGCCAGGAAACACCCGCCGCGCCTGCGTGCTGGAGTTGCCGCTGTGACTCAGCGAATTGCTCCCCGTGCGCGCCTGCGTGGCCGAAGGCGTCAGGTTGGTGCTGAGCGCGGCCCACACCCCGGCCAGCATGTTCGTCCGCCCGGTTGCCCCGGTCCCGTAATGATCGAACCCGTCGCACCACAGCAGCGCCATCTATCGCATCCTGCCTTCAACCGCCCCAACCATCGGGCACCATCCACACCTCGATCCGCGCACCGTCGAACAGGCCGGCCAACAGATCGTCCTCGGATATCGAATCGTCGCTGATCACGCCCACGATCTCGCCGTTGCCCACTTGCCCCAGCACCGCACCCGTTTCGATCGCTCCGGCCGAAAGCCCCTCGCACGGGGAATAGGTTTCCCCGCGGAACACCACCGGTTCGTCCGCCGTGGTGAAGGCGAACACCTCGCCGTCGCGCCGCTCGATCCGCCAGCACTGCGCCCAACGCGTCAGGCACGGCGTCCCGGCGCACAGCACGATCACCGCCGCCTGCGTCGCACGTACGCCGGCCGCGCCGTCGATCAGCGCCATCACCCCGGCCTGTGTGGCGCGCACGGCGGCGGCCTCCGGCGCCAGCACCAGCACCGCCGCCTGCGATGCCCGCGCCGCCGCCTCGCCGCCAACCAGCGCATAGACCGCCGCCTGCGTGACGCGGGCCTCGGCCATCGGTCTAGGCCGTCTTCTCTAGCCGCAGCAACGCCGCGTTCACCGCCGCCGCCGTCCACGGGGCGCCGGTATCAGGGTCGATCGGGAACACGTCCGCCCAATAGGTATAGACCTCGGTGATCGGCCGGTCGGCGCCCGCCGCCACCGCCGCGTTGCTGATCATGGACACCTGCACATTGGCCGTGCCGGCAGTGAGCTTCCGCAGCATCGGCGTCACGTAAAGCGCCGTCACCGCCGAAATTTCCGGCGGCAGATCCTCCAGCGCGAATTCGGAAATATCCCCCGGCGTCGACTGCGCCTCGATATAGCTCGTGTCGCCGTCCGGCGGTACTTCGTCTATTTGCGTGTACCCCGTCACCCCGCTATCCGGCACCCAATCGTCCGCCGCGGTGTCGGCGTCGGGGACCAGCAGGTAGGCCCGCTGCGGGCCGATGAAATCGTTGATCTCGCTGCCACTGGTATCCCAAGCGAACATATCATCGAACCGCGGGATCACGTTGGAGAGGTTTGTCCCGGTGCTGATGTTGCCGAAAGCAACTTGCGTCATCAGGCCGGCGGCGGAATTGCGTGTGTCAACACCGCTGATATCAATAACCGTAACGCCGTTGACACGAACCTCCACCGCGCCGGCGGTATCGTCACAAGTGGCTCTGCATTCGAAATGCTGATAGGAACCTGCCGTCACGACAGGTGCGCTGATAGCCAACAAAGTGCCGGTGGCGCCGCCTCGCTTGACTTCTATTTCGCCTGCGGTTGTCAGAACGAACGAAAGTTGCGCCGTGTTCCCGCCATCCCTGAATTGCGCCAGCCCAAAAACATTGCTGACCGCCGGAAGCTGCGCCATATACAGCCCGTAACCGAAACCGACAGTCGCAAGATTAGCCGTCGGAAAAACCCGCCTGGCAACCGCGAGATTATTCAAGATTGTACCGGTCGACAGGCACGCCGTGCCGGTGCGGGGGGTGGTCGCCGAAGGGGTGATGCCTGAATTGATTTCAGCCCAAACGCCCTGAAGCATGTTCGTCCGGCCCGTCGAACCGGTCCCGTAATGATCGAACCCGTCGCACCACAACAACGCCATATCAACAGCTCCGCACCCCGATCAGCGCCAGGTCGGCAAAGCCGGCCGCGTTGAACGCACGCACCATCGCCGCAAAGCTGTCGTCCGCCTCGAACCGTACTTCCACGTCGAACAGGAACCCGGCGCGCACCACCTGCCCCGGCGCGGGCGCGGTTGTGAACGTCACCACCCCGCCGGGGCGGCTCACCGTCCACGGGTTCGATCCCGAAACGTCCGCCCCGTTCACCGAAACGCGCACGCTGGAAACCACCGGCAGCGTGATCGGCCGCGAATAGCTGGTCGCGCCATAGCGGTCATATGCCTTCACCAGCGAAAACTGCGTCTTCGCCCCATCCCCGGTGCCGATCACCTGGTCCAGCATCCCGATCGCGGGCGTGCTCTGCATCGGCACCATCAGCAGGTCCACGCTCGCGAAGTCGAACGGATCGCGAAACGGCCAAGTCTGCGCCGGGCCACCCATGACCAGCCAGTGCTTTTTCAGCGCCTCCACCACCTGCCAGTGCCGCACAGCCTCCGGCAGGTTGTACCGCCATAGCGGGTGCTGCCAGTTGCGGTTCGCCTGCTCCGCGCCCGAATCCACCGTCACGATCGTGGTCGAAAAGCGCGGCTCCGAATTGCACGGGTAGCCCGGCACTTCCGCCGGCATGTAAACGTCGACAAAGCGGGTCATTTATGCCCCCGCTTGCGGGCATAGGCGATCACTTCATCGCGCGTCATGCGCAGATTCCCCACCACGAACACATCCCCCGCGCCGCCCGCCACCGCGGCCCAATAGACCACGAAGCCCCGCCGTTGCAGAAACGCCTTCGCCCGCTCCAGCGGATCGGTCGCCCGGTGGTAGCGTGCCGCAGCTTCCTCGGCCGCATTCCGCTTCACCGCCTCGCGATACCCCTGCGCGGTACGCTCGCCATGCGTCATGTACTCACGGCCGCCAAGCGCACTCTTCATGACTTCTCCATCCCGGCCCTGATCTCATCGGCCGCGATCCGCAACTGCCTCGCCGCGAACGCCGCTTCGGCCAGCTCGATCTCGGTGGGCAGTGCCCCTGAATGCGGCTGTATCCTGCCGAGATGGCGCGCATCCTCGATCGCCGCCGCGCGCTTCTCCAGAAAACGCGCAACCCGCTCGCGGTCGATCGTGTTGCCCTGCGTCATGCCGGCTCCAATTCCAAAGGCAATGCCGGGGGGTGATCGCAAGGATCACCCCAATCCCCATCGCGCGGGAACAGCCTGAAATACGGCCAACCGCCGCACCACTCCACCCACGCGCCCGGCGGCAGCAACGAAAGCACATACGCCGCCAAAATCGGAAGTCCGATGCCGGGTATCACCGGCAGGATCAGCCGTCCCTCCTGGCGGCGTGGGCGACCGATCCGGGCCACCTGCGCTGTACCAAAAACCACACCGCCGGGATCAACCGGATCGTTACTGAATTCGATCTCCGCATCCACATGCGCCAAATCGAACGCCTCTCCGATCGACGCGAGGGAACCCTGAAAGGCAGCGAGCGATTCGCCGTCTATCTCGATCGTGGTTACTACGCTCATGCCGGCGCCAGCCTTTGCCGCCCGGCGCGCGCGATCTGCCGCTCCGAAGCCCGGAACGAATTCGCGTCGGGCGTGGTGATGTTGAAGATCTGCATCACCCCGCCGCCACCCGATGGCAGCACCGTCAGTCCGCCCTGGCCGCCGAAGGCCACCTCCGGCCCTTCCTCGCCCACGATTCCCCACTGGCCGCGCGGGATCGTGCCCCCTGCCTCAAAGCCGCCGGCGAAGCTGCGGGAAAGGCCGCCGAGCAATGACGACAAGAAGCCACCACCAGTGCCCTGACCACCCAATCCCGAAAAGAACGGCTGAACGAACATCTCATTCGCCAGAGAACCCGCCAGATCGGCAAGGCTACGCAGCGAAAATTCACCTCGCGAAAGCATGCCGCCGAACGCCTGCCCCACACGATCGGCGGCATGCACGAAGGCATCGCCCACGCTCGTGGCCGCGTCCTCCGCGGGGGCGACCATGACCGAATCAAGCCGCCCGAATTCCGCGGCGATCCCATCCACCATGTCCGGGACATAGCTATTCCCCACCACGGCCACATACATCGCCTTGAACGTATCGGTAACCGCACGGATCTTGCCATTCACCCAATCCAGCACCGCGCCCAGGCGGTCCTGAATCCACTGCTTGACAGAAGAATAGAGGCGTTGGACGATCGGTCCGATCGTATCCCAGTTCTGCCAAACGGCCACAATCCCCGCCACGGCCAGCGCCAGCCAACCGATCGGCCCGGTCGCCACCAGCATCCCCGCAATCACCCGCCCAAGCGTCAGGAGGTGCGGGCCAAGTGCCACGATCCACGTCGTCAGCGTCGCACCGACGCTGACGATACCCACGATCGCCGGGCCAAGCGTGCCCAGGATCGTGATCAGCGAACCGATCGCCAGCAATACCGGACCCAGCGCCGCCGCGATCCCGGCGATGGCCACGCCCCACGCCACCGTCTGCGGATCGAGCGTATCCAGCCATTCCACCACCCTGCCCAGCAGGTCGATCAACGGCGGCAGGATCACCGCGATTATCTCTCCGATCTTCTCCTGAAAATCGCCCCAGCTGTTCGCCAGTTGCTGCGCGCGCCCCGCGCTGGTCGCCGCCAGCGCCTCGGCCTGGCCGCCGTACTGCTTTTCCAGCTCGGCCAGCATCAGCGCCTGCGCGCCGGCCACGTCGCCGACTTCCACCATCGCCTTGATCTGTTCGCGCTGCTGGTCGGTGAAGGACACGCCCACGCGCGAAAGCGCGGTCAGCCCGCGCACCGGATCGTTCAGCGCCTTACCCACCATGATCGCGGACGATTGCAGGTCCTGGCCAAGCCGCGCCGAAAGGTCCAGGGTGACCTTTTGCGCCCGCTCGAACACATCGCCTTGCACCTGGCCAAAGGTCAGCAGGTTCGCCGTCACCTTCGACAGGATTTCATCGTCATCGAACGTGCTGGCCTTTTGCAGATTGGCCGCCATCTCGCCAAGCTGCGCGGCGGTGAAGCCGGCCGTTTCGCCCATCGATTTCAGCGCCGCGTCCACCGCGGCAGTGGCCTTCTCGCTTTCCTGAAACGCCCTGACTGAAGATACCCCGAATGCCACCAGCGGCGCCGTCACCGCGGCCGTCATGATCGTGCCGGTCTTCTGCAGCTGGCCGCCCAGCCTGGACATCCGCTTGCCGAAGGTGTCCGCCGACTTCTCGGCACCCCTCGCGCCTTTTTCGAACGCCGCCGAATCCAGGCCAAGCCTTACCCGCAATGCGCCGATCAGTGCTGTAATCGCCATTACCCTACCTTTTCGCCTTGGGCGGCCCCAGCCCTTGCCGCTTTGCCGCGATCCGCATGTGCTCGATCACGGTGCGCACCTCTTCCGCCTGCTGGCCGCCGGGGCCGCGCAGGATTGCCCGAATGCGCGATGCGATGTTGCGGGGCATGCGCTTGGCCCGCGTGAAGTTCGCCGTCTCGAACGCCGCCCACAGCGCGCGGGCGCTTTCCCGCCGCTCCCGCCGCGCCGCACCGGCGGCGAAGGCGTCGATCTCGCGCACGGTCATGTCCATAACCATCGGCGGGGGAACTTCCATCTCCCCCGCCAGCTCGATCACCCGGTCGACCGTCCACGCGCGGGAGGGCGCGCGGATGCCTCGCCGCCGCCCTCCTTGCCTGCCGGCGCATCGCCCGATCCGCCGGCGAAGGCGTCCAGCATCGCGCCCTGGATTTCCTCAATGCCCGCGTCGTCAATCAGGTCCAGCACTTCCGCCTTGCCGATCTCCGGATGGTGGGTGCGCGTGCCCGCCCAGAAAATCGCCACCATGTCATCGGCCGAAAGGCTTTCGCCCAGCCCCTGCATCTTGCCGCCAACTTCCTGAAACGATGCCAGCCCCCAATGATCCTGCAGCGCCGCCATCGCCTTGATCGAATACCGCAGCGTGATCGCGCGGCCGCCCACCTCGATCTGCCGGTCGGCGCTGGCCTTCCTGTTCTTCGTCATGCCGGGCGCGCCTTTACGGATAGGTGGAGGCGACATCGCTCGCCGGCTTGTACGTCATCGTCGCCATCTTCACCTGGTCAGGCTCGATATCGCTCGGCGTATAGCGGATGTTGCGCACGTCGAAATCGTGTGTCGCCACCTGCACGTCGCCGTCGAATTCCACGATCCGCGCTGCGTATTCTTCGTTCGATCCGATCAGCGAAAGGATCAGCAGCTCGGTGGGCGAACCGGGAATCCGGTTCATCTCCACTTCATAGTCGGTATCCTCGAAAAACGTGTCCACATACTCGCGGCGGCGGCCGGGCGATTCAAGGTGCGTCGCCTCCTCTTGCTCCAGGTTCTCCGCGGGCATCTGGATACGGCGGACCTCCGCCAGCTTCGCCAGAGCGCCGGCTGTCGGATTCCACAGCCAGAATTGCGACTTGTAGCCAATCGATGCGTCCGTCATTTCACGCCTTCCTTTCCTGTCACGCTGGCCGATGCCAGATGGTCACGTCCACCGAAGTCCTGAAAACCACCATCGTGCCGATATCTTCGCGCCCGTCCCGCTCGGCCTGCACGAAGCCCGCGTTGAACTTCGTGGCGCCGAAGGTCGCCGGCGGCTCGATCGCGGCGATCATGGCCCGCGCGGCCTGCTTGGCAGCGGCATAGCTCGCGCCCCAGCAATCCACCTGCACCCGGTCCTCGCGCAGCGTTTGCGCGCCATCCAGCACATAGTCCCGCGCCGGGGAAATCAGTTGCAGCACGATCGCGGGCAAGCTGTCGCCCTGCGGCCGCTCCACCCAATTCACGCGCCCGGCGACCGCCTCCACCACCGCCGGATCGGCCAGCAGCCGCGCGGCCAGATCCTCTTCCATGGCGCGCTATCCGCCCTGCTTCGCCGCCAGGCGCGCAGCGCGCGCGGCGCGGCGGCGATTGGTCTTCTCGATCTCTGACCAACCTTCCTTCGCAATGATGTCGATCGCCTCATGGGCCTTGGCATCGAAGGCTGGGCGCATATAGGGCTGCGCTGGTTGCTTGAAACTACCCGCTTCCTGGATCATCGCCTGCGGATAACCGAACTTGGTTGGCCCCATATACAGCACCACCTCGCTCGGCCCCTCCCGCTCCCGCGACCGGCCTTTCTGGCGCTTACTGCCGATCTCGATCGAGCTCTTCAGATCGTAGGGCGGCGACGTGGCCGGATCGTCCGGGGCCAGCGCGCGCGCCTCGTCGCGCATCGGCGTCAGGGCCTTGATGCCAACGCGACGCATCACCCCCTTGGCAGTCGTCCGCGGCAATTCAAGAAGCGCGCGCTCCAACTCGCGCAGCCCCTCCACTTTGAACTCAATCCGCATTTGACACATCCCCATCCACCTGCGCTCGCCCGGCGATGATCAGTTCCTCGCGCCGCCCGCGCTCGGCCACCGCGTCGATATCGAACAGCCGCCCGGAATAGGCCACGCGATCCTTCGGGTTGACGCTGGACAGCGCCGCCGTCCACAGCACCGTGAACACGGTGGAGGCTTGTCCCTGGCGCTGCTCGGCCATGTTGCGCTCGAACCCGGTGTATTCGCGCACATGCGCCCAGCACTGCGCCATCAGCACCCAATCCATCACCGGCGCATTGAAATCGTCGCGGCCCGTTTCGGTCAGCCGCTCGATCCGGATGCGCCGGTCACGCCGCCCTGCGTCCAACATCGGTGATGCCCGCTATCGGTACAGGGCCGATCACATCTGCGCCGCGGCAACCAGAAGGCTGGTCACCGCGCTATAGGTCACGGCCACCTTGCCCGCATCGGAATCGTTGCGGAACGGGGTGGGCGGCGGCGGGATCACCGCGACTTCCCCGGCGCCCACCACCAGCACGATATCGGCGCGCGTCAGTTCGCCGTACTGCTGCAGCGTCACGCTGGTCTGCACCGCGTCCAGCGTCACCGTCTTCGGCGACGCGTCATCATTCTTGATCATCAGGAAGGTGCTGGCCGTCCATACGAACTTGTCGCCACCCGCATCCGCCGCCACGAAGCTCACCTCCGCGCCGCCCTCGCCGCTCAGATCCTGCGTCACCAGATCAGCCATGCTTGCTCCTCCTCGATCTTCACCACGGCCCCTTCAGGCCGAAGCCGCCTGCAAAACTTCGTCAAACGCCCACGTAGCGATACGGCGCGGTCAGCGTCGAAACGCCTAATGGAATCTCGGCCGGGGCAGCCCCGATAACTATCGCCCCCCGGTTGTTGTACCAGTTCGTCGCCAGCATCTTGATCGCCGTCTTGATCGGCCACGGCACATCGCCCGGCGCGCCGTAACCGGCCGTGGCGGCGATCCGCACCGCGTCACTCCGATCGTCCTCCACCGGCGGCGCATCGAATACGGTGCGAAACCGCACGAACGAACCCCGCGCATCGGCCAGCAGCTCGTAATCGGCGGAATCCACCGTTTGCAGCACCCCGTCCGCATCGTAATAGGTCACCGTCGCGGCACTCACATCCGGAAAGGGAAGTCGCACTTCCCGGCATGTCGGCCACGCTGCCATGGCCACGCGCCACGTTTGCATGACCAGGCACCGGCCCAGAATCCCGGTCCACCCGTCCAGGATTCCGATCGCCGCATTCAGCATGGCCGAAAGCTCCGAATCCTCATCGTCATGGTCCACCCGCGCCCACTGTTTCAGTTCCGCCAGCGACACCGCCGGATCGGCGGGGGGCGTGATCAACACCGGGTTCAATATCCTGTCCATCTTCCTCGCCGCCGCTCGCCGCGCAGCGCGCGATCAGCGCTCGCTCCGCGTCGCGCGCGGCTTGCTCTTGCGCTTCGGCGATGGGGCGGGTGCGGCTTCCGGCTCGTCGGGAATCGCCTCGGCAAATCCTTCCCGCACCGCAACCTGCGCCAACTCGCCGGTCACCACATCTCCGGGGCGGAACCGCCTGGTCAGCGGCTCGTCATCCGGGCGCCCGTTGAATACCTTCGTCGCCTTGGCACGCATGGCATCGGTCCTTTGAAAAAGAGGAGGGCCGCTTTCACGGCCCTCCGGTCGCACGGTCACACGGTCACACGATCAGGGATTGGCGGTCGGGCCATCCTCGGGGTGGCTCAACACCGCCACCGCGCCGAACAGCGCGGCCGAGGCGTTGTTCGCCGGCGTGATGGTCAGCCGGGTGTAGCGCTTGACGCCCTTATATCCCAGCTTGCGCACCTCGTTATCGTCATCGAACTGGAAGCCTGCCGCCGCTTCGGTGCCCAGCAGGTCGCCGTCCGCCACCGCCGCCGCATCGGAGAGATCGGATTCGTCGCCCTCCTCCAGCAGCACGGCGAACGTCGCATCGGCATCCGCGACCGAACCGATCGCGATGACGTATTCCAGGCTTTGAAAGCCCTGCCGGTCGATGATCTCGCCGACCTCGGCAGTATCGTCCGCCACCGAAACGGGGCTGATGCACCGTTCGATATGAACGCTGTTATGTAGATCCTTCATTGTTCGTTTCCTTCATTTGGAAGCTGGTACAAAGCAAGCCGCCCGCAGCGCCACCACAGGCGGCTTGCCCCGTATCCGACCGGAAGGGGGAAACCGGCCGGTCAGGTCGAACACTTGAGCAGCTTGAGCGCCTCGAAATTGACGATCCCGCCGCCGACGCGCTTGGTCGTGTAGAACAGCACGTTCGGCTTCGAAGTGTACGGATCGCGCAGCACGCGGATGCCCGCGCGGTCGGCGATCAGGTAGGACCGCTGGAAATTGCCGAACGCCACCGGGAAGGCGTTGGCGCCCAGCGCCGGCATGTTGTCGTCGGTCGCCACCGGCTTGCCCAGGATGGTGGTGACGTTCGCCGGGCCGCTCGGCGGCGCCCACAGATAGTTGCCGTCACCATCCTTGAACTTGCGGATCGTTCCCATCACCGCGTCCGAAGTAAGCCAGCTCGCGCCGTTGCGATGCCCCTCCTTCAGCGAATAGAACAGGTCGATCAGCGCGTCGGCCGGATCGCTCGCCGCAAAATCGGCCGCCGCGCCGGTCACCGTGAAGCCCAGGTTGCCCCAGCTCCACGATGCGTTCGCAACGGTCGGATAGGCCAGGATGCCGCGCGGCTTGTTGATGCCGTTGCCCGACACAAAGGCTGCGCCTTCCTGCTCGGCGAACTCGATCGACACCTCCTCGGCCAGCCATTGGGCGACATCGATCCGCGCGTCGTCCAGCGACTTCTGCGTCGCCGCCGGCTGCGCATAGATTTCACCGGTAACGATCGCGATCTCGCGCAGCGTCGGCGTATCGGTCTCGGGGCGGGACTGCTCCTCGCCAACCCAGCCCGAACTCGCGCCGCCCATGCTAACAAGCTTCTTGTAGGTGTCGGTCGAAATGGTGATCACTCGCGCCAGGCTGCGCACCGCCGAAACGGTGCCCAGCACGCGGTCGATCGCCGTTTCCATCTCTTCGGGCACCAGATAGCCGCCATCCGGATCGGACTGCGTGGTAAGCTTGGCCTTGACCTCAAGATCGGAAAGCCCGGCGTCAACGCCCTTGCGGAACCACCGGCCGAAGGCCTCGGCATGCGCCGCGACATCCGGGTCCATCGCATCGCCGCCGCCCGCGCCGACCTTCATCGCCGCGATCAGCGCGTTGGTCTCGTCAAGCGACTTCTGCAGGCTGGTGATCTCGGCGTTGATGCGGTCGACCTTTTCGGTCTGCACCACATCGCCCATGCCCTTCTTCAGGTCGGCGATTTCCTTGTCGCGCTCTGCCTTGAAGTCCTCGAAGGCCTTCTTCAGCTCGGCAAGGATGGCGGGGGCGTTGTTGGCATCGGCGCGTACACCGACAAGCCCGCGCGCGCGGGCGTTAAGCATGATGCTCATGATTGTCTCCTATGAGCGAATGGTCGCAAGCAGCTCGCTCAGCGAAGCTGCGGTGACGCCTGCATCGCGCGCGGCGGGGTTGCGGCCTGCATCGCGCACGGCCGCGGCGGACACCATCTCCGAAAGCATTTCGGAGCGCGTGTCCCGCGAAAAGCCGGCCCTGGCGAGCGCGGCTTCGATCTGTCGGCGGGCCATCAGCCCGCGATCCTTGTTCTTCGCCTCAGCGGCTTCGCCGGCGGACAGCGCCTCATCGACCCGATCGGCGAAGCCGCGCTCCACCGCCGCGCTCGCCCCCATGAACATCTCGGCGTCCATCAGCGCCTCGATATCCTTGCGCGCCGCACCGGTGCGCGCCTCGTAGATATCGGCCAGCGCCGCATCGAATTCTTCGAACAGATCGGCCGAGGCGCGCATGTCGTGCCGGTTGCCGATCACCAGACCCCAGGCGTTGTGCACCATCATGAAGGTGCCGAGGCCCATGACGATCTCGTCGCCCGCCATCGCGATCACCGAAGCCGCCGAAGCCGCCCAGCCCATCACCTCGACGGTCACTTTCGCCGGGTGTGCGCGCAGCAGGTTGTAGATCGCTATCCCGTCGAACATGTCCCCGCCGGGCGAATTGATCCGCACCCTCACGTCGCGCTTGCCGATCGCGCGCAGCGCCGCCGAAACGCGCTTGGCGGTCACGCCGCCGCCGGTCCAGAAATCCTCGCCGATCACGTCGAACATCGTGATCGTGTTCTCGTCATCCTCGCCGGCGGCCAGCGGGTGCTCGGCCCAACGCGCCATCACATCGCTCGGCGCATCCCACTGGAAATTCTGCGGGCGCTGGAACTGCCGCGCCTCAGGCAGCGTGCGAAGACTCATCGATCAATCCTCTCCATCTTCAAGCGGCGGGCCATCGTTGTCGTCAGCGCGCTGCTCCAGGTCGCCGCCTGCGGTATTCGGCGGGTCGTAATAGACATCGCCTTCATCGCGCGGGTTCAGATCCTCCAGCGTGCGCACTTCGTTGGGGCTGTAGACACCCCACTGCAGCGCCTTCACATAGGCTTCCCACCGCGCCTTGATGTCGCCCTTGACCAGAGCGTTGCGGTTGAAGCGGGCATAAAGATCGGAATCTTCCACAATCAGGTCGCGGTCGATCGTCTCTTCCCACATCGTCAGGTGGTCTTCGAGGGTCCAGGTCACGAAGCCGATCGACTGCTGCTCGATCCCCGTGCCCCAGCTCGTGGACTTTTCCGTGTCGCCGATCATGTGCGGCGGCACCCCGAAGAACATCGCAATGTCGCGGCGCGAGAAGGCCCGCGCCTCGATCCACTGCGCATCCTCCGAAGTCATCGACATCGGCTGAAAGTCCATCCCCTCCTCAAGGATCAGAACCTTCCCCTCGCGCTCGCCGCCGGCGCGAAAATCGTCAAGGCTGGACTTGAGGAATTCCTGCCCTTCCTTGCCGAGCCTGCCGGGATGCTTCAGCGCCGCCGACACCCGCGCACCGTTGCGGAAGGTCGCCGCGCCATGCTCGGTCATCGCCAGCGATTCGCCGATCGATTCGCGGGCATAGGAAATCACCGAAACACCATTCACCCCGTCGAGCGTCAGGCCCACCAGGTGCAGCACCTCGCGCTGTGTCAGCGCCTGCCGGCGGCCGTTCTTCCGCGTGTAGACGTAGCTCAATGACAGGTCATCGTTCTGCCGCGTCTCCACCCGGTCAGGGTGCAGCGGGATCAGCCCGATCACCTCGCCGCGCGAACGAACGATCATCGCATAGCCGTTGCCGCGCAGCAGCATGTGCGCCTGCAGCATCCGTCGGAACTGCGAGGGCGTCTGCCATTTGTTCGGCCGCCGTCGCAACACCTTCCACAACTCGGTATCCGAAGCGTCGACTCGCGTGCGCTCGTCAACCCGCCGCTTCACGTGCAGCGGCAGCGTGGCGACCGCGCCCGAAATGATCCGCACACAGGCATAGACCGCCGCCACGCGCATCGCCTTGGCCGGCGTAACGAACTGGCCCGATGCCGTCAGCGATCCGGCACGCAGCGCTTCCTCGAGATCCTGCGGCGTCCGGATGACGATCCCGCCGCCAGCATCCTGAAACGATGCGCGGGGCGCGGGAAGCTGCGGCGCCGTGCGGGGTGTGAACCATGCTGACCAGAATGCCATCGGTCAGAGCGCCAACATGCCCCGGTCCTGATAGACCGACTGCCCCGCCGCATCCGGGTTGCGCTCCAGCAGCTTTGTCGCGTTGAACGCCGCGATCAGCGGGTCGATCTTCGCCTTGCCGGCGGCCTGCTTCGTGATCAGCACCGCGTTTCCTTTCTGCTCCGCCTTCGCGTTGCCGACGCACCACGCCATCATCGCCGAGCCGTCATGCCAAAGCGTGCCGTCCTTCAGCTTGCGCTCCATGCCCCACACAGCCGACGAAAGGCGGAAGCCCTGGCTTATCGCCACCACCGCCTCGCCGCCCAGGCCGGCTTGCGCCAGTTCGTCCACCAGCGCGCCTACGCCCTGCGGGTCCAGCCCCACGCCGCCCTTTTCCGGCAGCAGCCCGGCGTCCAGCAACCGGCGGCAGATCCCGGTGAATTCCTCCAGGTCCTGCGTCGCCGACTTGCAGATCGTCAGCGAGCCGGCCGCTTCGAAGTCGCGCAGCGCCGGGGCGATATCCTTGCGCAGGTCCAGCACATCCGGCTGCACCCACGCATGGAACCAGTAAAGCCAGTCCCGCGTCACCCGGCACCGCCCGGCCACGCACATGCCGAACAGATCGTCCAGGCCGCCGCCGTCGCCACCGGCCACCGCCACGTCGCACCGCTCGATCAGCGTGTCCAGCGTCAGGCTCTTGTCGCCCGCCGCCTCCCACAGGTCCGCGCCGCGCCAGCGGTCGCGGCGGAGGCGAAGGCCGATCTCCACATTCAGGTGCTTGGCCAGGAATATCTGCTTGCCGTCGCCGTCGCCGCGCATCGCCTTGCCCAGCTCCGCCGCCAGCCAGTCCTCGCTCACCGATCGGCCGATGTTCGGATTGGTCACGTGGAAGTTCTTGCGCTCCAGATAGGCCTCAGCCTCGATCATCGCGGCGGGCCACTCGTAAAGCATCGGCAGGCACGCCGGGTCCACCACGTGCCCGTCGCGCACGTCGCGCATGTATTCCAGCTTCTCCTTGAACACCCCCGCCGGCGCTTCGTCGCTGTGCGTCGTCAGGTAGATCACGAACCCTTCCGGCCGCGATGCCAGGCCGCCGGTCGCCTCGCGCAGCATCGCCGATGCCGCCGGTTTCTTGCCGAACAGCCACAGCTCATCCACCAGCACGAACCCGGCCTTCTTGCCGCCCACCACGTCGCTGTCCGCCGCCACCACCTTCAGCTCGGCGCCGGTCACGCGGTGCCGGATCGTCCGCTGGTGATCGATCACATGCAGCAGGCTGTTCAGTTCATCGTCCGCCCGCACCATGCCCCCCGCAGGGCCGAAGCTGTTGTTCGCGATCTCGATCGTCGGCGCCAGGATCAGCAGCTCGGCCAGGTGCCGCCAGTTGCGGATCAGCGCCGTCATCATGATCCCGGCGGCGATGGTGGACTTCGCGTTCTTCTTGCTGATCAGCAGCATGAACTCGCGGATCAGCCGCTGCGCCGAAGCCTCATCGTATGCGCCGAAGATCGCTTCCACGAAGTCGAACACGAACAGGTCGCACGCCTCGCCGAAGGTCGGTTGTCCCGGCACATCCACGATGCGCAGCGACTTGAAAACCGCCAGCGATGCCTTGGCCTCCGCCGGAAACAGCGGGGCGAACGGCACCAGCGATTCCCCCGCCACGATCCGCCGCTCCCAATCCGGGCACGCGGTCGACCATGTTGGGGGCGCACGGCGAACCTCCGCCTTTGCCGCCTTCACCGGCGCCATCAGTTCACCGTGCGGGGGCCTGGCGGCGGCGCGAACTTGCCGGTCACCTCGTGCGCTGCCGCGCGTTGCTGCTCCTTCTTGCCCATCTTCGAACCCGCCGCCCGGCCGCCTTCACTCGCCGCGCCGCCCGTCCCCGTCGCTCCCACGCCCCGCGCCGCCACGCGCTCCGAAAGCTTGCCCAACTCGTGCTGGTCCAGTCGCTTGAAGTACCGGTCGATCGCCGAAACGTTGCCCTTCTCAATCTCGCCCCACAGCGCGTTCAGAAGCTTGGCCTCCACCCGCGCACGCGCCTCTTCCTTCGCCGCCAGCTGGCGGGAATAATGCTTGCGCAAAGTCTTCGGATCGACGCCCAGCGCCATGGCGATCCGTTCGTCGCTCCAGTCGAACGACGCTAACTGTATGACAAGCCTACGCTTTTCATCGGTAGGCTCATGCTGCGGACGCCCGCGCTTCGGCACGTCGTAACGCACCGGGTCGCCCAGCAGGTCAAACACCATCTCACCCAAGAAAAAATCTCCGAATGTGGGTGGCGGCGGTTCCCGGGCCGCAGGGGTTGGGAAGATTTGCTACCCCCCCGTGGGGTTCCCCATGGCCCGCTTGCGCCTTGCGTCGGCCGTCTTGCGTGCGTGGCATGGTATGCAGCGAAGGCGGACGTTCCGTTTGTCCAGCGGCGCGCCGCCATCCTTCAGCTCGACCACGTGATCGCCGATGATCCGGCCGGCAGCGCCGCAAGCCTCGCACCAGCTTCCGCGCTCGCGCTTGATCTCGGCCAGCAACGCGCGCCACTCGCGCGACAGGTAAATCGAATCCGCCATCTTCGGGAGCGCCTTCACCATGGGCGGCAGCGAACCGATCAACGGGCGCATACCCTTCAACCTGCCCATTGCACCAGCACCATCCGCTTTGCCCAGCGCATCACCCAGACCATACGAAAACCGCCCCCAAGCGGCTGCTCCGGGCCGGTTCTCTAACTACTATGCGGAAAATGCTTTTAACCCCCGGTTATGTCAATCCCCTTTCTCTCGCTTTGCCGGATCAGTGAAACGCACCCTTCCGAAGCTCGCATGCGCCACCACACCGGGCTCGATACCGCCCTCTCGCGGATAGGCGATCTGCACCGCATCGGGGTCGCGAACCGAGCGAATCCGCCCTTGCCGGGCGGGCGGGCACCACATGTCGGCCAACGTCGTCAAGGCATCGCGCAGCGTGCGGCCCACGTATTCGGTATCGCCACGCCGCGGTTGCCCGCCCTTCCCGCGCCGGAACAACCGCGCGGCGATCTCGCGGAACGTCATGCCGTCCACCACCGAAAGCGTCACGATCAGCCCGGCCCGCGCGCCCAGCGCATGATGCGCCTGGCGCAGCACCGATGCACCCCACAGCCGCGTTTCGGTGGGCGAGGCCGGGCCACCGCCGCCGCGCACCCGGCTCATGTCCAGCGCGCAGGGGATGCCGCCCGCCGCCGCCTCGGCCGCCGCGCGATAGGTATTCGCCACCTGGTGCTGGCGCGCGTTCAACTGGCCGCGCCGGTACATCGCCTCGATCATGTCCACGAAGCGCCGGGCACCGCGCGCGCCGCCCACCACAGGCTCATTCGTCCGCTTCTCGGCCGCCGTCTTCGCTTGCCGCTTTTGGCGGGACTTTCCCTTGTTTTTCAAACCCTTCACCTTTTTCTTGCGAGGGTTTGCGAGGGTTTGCGAGGGTTGATCGTCAACCCTCGCAGTGATTTTATCGTTACCATTCAATATCTTGTTTTCATCTTGCGAGCATAGCGAGGGTAAACCTTGCACGTGTGTATAAGAATTCATTCCCTTGGTCTTTTCGCCCATGGCATTCGCCCCTTCTCATACGCGCGCGTAGAGGAAACCCTCGCATGCTCGCACCAGCGCCAATAACCCATTGACGCAAAACCGGAATTTACCTTGCGAGGGTTGACCTCAACCCTCGCACAACCCTCGCAACCCTCGCGCCGACACAACGCCCCAGATGCACAAGGTAACGCCTTGAATCCTATCCATAATCGCCATATCCCGCCGGATAGTCGCGCCGCTCGTCAGGGTCGGCCGGAACGTCCTTCAACCGCACGTCCAGGTATTTGCGAATGCGCCCGATCTCGCGCTTGAAGCCCTTCTGCACCATGATCCCGGCAAAGCCCTTTTCGGTGTAGGGCTTCACCGAATTGGCGTGGCACCACGCGGTATAGGCGCGGTGCATGTCGCGCGCGGTCACGAACGCGCCGGACATCGGCTCGATGCAGGCCAGCGCGAATTCGCCCACCGGGTCCATGTCCGCGCGATAGCTTTCGGTGGCCGCGTCGATCTCGCGCGGCACCTGCAACCCGTTGTGCAGGTAATCCAGCAGGCCCTCGATCAGCCAGTTCAGGATGCCCGGCCCCTCGCTCGCGAATTCGGCCAGCACCTTTTCCATCGGCCGCCGCTGGTTCGCCGGGATGGTCACTTCCCACGGCACCAGCTTCATGCGCCGCCATATGCCTTCGTCCACGCCGCCGATCGCCGGGCGGTCGTTGCCCGATCCCACGGCCTTGAACGCCGGCGAGAATTCGAAGAACGACTCGTGCAGGTGCCGCACCAGCATGGCCTCGCCGCCGGTCAGCATCTTAAGCGTCGATTCGCGAAATCCCTGCCCGCGCGGCAGCTCGGCACACACCAACATGCGCGCGCCCGTCAGGCGGGCGAATTCGGGCGTCGCCTGGTCGCCGCGGCGGTGCTGATCGCCCGTCAGCGATTCAGCCGACAGCACCTTGGCATATCCGCCCTGCAGGCGCCGCAGCGCCTCCATGAAGGTCGATTTGCCGTTGGCGCCCAGGCCATAGTTGAACACGAAGATCTGCTCGCCGGTCATCCCGGTCAGCGCATAGCCGTGATAACGTTGCAGGAACCGGCGGATAGCCTCGCCGGGCTGGAAACGCTCGACAAAAGTGCGCCACTTCGGCGCCTTGGCCACCGGGTCGTATTCCACCGGCATCACTTTCGCTATCCGGTCCTCCCGCGCGTGTGCGTCTAGGCGCACCTTCCACACGGCGCGGTCAACCTCGAAAGGCGGGTCTTCGGGGTCATCCCCGCCAACCCTCTCCCGCACCGTCTCACGCACCACGCGCAAGGTGCCGTTTTGCAGGTTGATCGACATCGCATCGGCGTCGATCGCGTCGGGCGCCACGGTGATGTGCGGTGCGGCCTGGGCGATCATGCCGTTAATGCGCTGGGTGTTTCCGCACGATATGGCGAACTTGCGGCGGTCGGCCTTGCGCTTGGCCAGCCTCGCCGCCGCTTCCTGCCCGTCCTTCAGCAGCTTGCGCTCGCCTTCGTCCAGATCCTCGTATTCGCGGCCCTCCAGCTTCTTCGCCGCATCGGCCAGGATCTTGTCGGCCTTGCTGTGGTGCAGGCAATCGGCCTCCAGCGCGATCCGCTCGGCCGTGCGCTGGGCGAAGCGCTGGAACGCCTCCGCGCCGCCCGCGCCCTCCCAATGGGTTCCGGCCCACCAATGCGGGCCGACATCGCGCACGCGCAGCATGTCCGCCCCGAAATGGGCGATCAGGCGGCGTGCGTTGCCGGTATCGTTTTGCGGTTCGCGCCCGCAGGCCTCGATCGCGCCGGCATCGGGTTCGTCTCCGGCATCCGCGCCTCCGATGCCGCCCGGCGGCTTCCCCGCACCCCCACCATGGGATGGTGTTCGCGCGCTTCGTGCATCCGCGTGCTTCCCCCTCATGGGGGCTTCGGGGCGGGCAGGCTCGCCGGGGGGCAGGTCGCTGGGGATGTGTGCGGGCAGCGGCGCGCGCTCGCTACGCTTGCGCCCGGCCAGCAGCCCCACTTGCGAAAGGTCGGCCGGTTCGCGCTTGCCCGCGCGCATGCCCGAACGGATCGTGCCGGCGGACTTGCGGAAATCGGGCCACGAGCGCGCCACTTCCTCCAGCGCGCCCACCGCCTCGGCCTCATCCAGCGCACCCGCACCCACCAGGTGGCCCAGCGCCAGCGCCGCCCGGTTCAGCGTGTCGTTGCGCGTGCCCGCCGCCGCCTCGGCCGCGCGGGCCGTCTCGGCGGCAAGGGCGGCGGCGGCATAGGCGCGGATCGCCTCCTCGCGCGCCGCGTCGACACCGCCGGGCGCGATCGATCCCGTGGGTCTCGGCGGTGGGGGCGGCGGATCGGGCCGCGCGGTGACGAAGGCGATCAGCGCGGGCGGCGCGGGCACCGGCACATCCTCGCCACCCTCCGCCCAGCGATAGGCCACGCCCTCGCACCCCTCGGCCTCGGCCTTCAACCCGCTGCGCACCGATGGCGGCACGATCACGTATCCGCCGGTTCCCCGCACATCCACGCCGCGGATCACGCCCGCGCGGTTGCGGATCGCCTCGGCGCCCGTCATCGGCAGCGCGAACCACAGGTGCAGGCCCCCGCGCGGCGTTTCGGCGGTGATCGTCGGCGGCAGCTCGCACCCCGCCTCGCGCGCCACCCGCTCCAGCACCTCGGCCGCGCTGGCGCCGTCCTTCGGGTCGATATCCACCACGAAGGCGTCCACGCGCGTGCCGGTCGGCACGCCGATCATCGCGTCGGGCCACCGGTCCCACCACCGGCGGATCTGCGCCTTGTCGCAGGTCGCGTGATACAGCCCGCCGGGCACGGGCTCGCCGCGCTCATCCTTGTCCGCCGGCGGCGTCAGCGGCCGCTTGTCGTTCGGCGAACAAGGGAACACCGGCCATCCCGATTCGGCATAGGCCAGTGCGTGATCCAGCATTTGCACCGGCTTCGTGCCTTTCGGGGTCTAGAATGGAATGTCGTCGTCCAGATCGTCGGCCGCGCCGCCCTGGGGTTGTCCGCCGGCGCTTGTGCCGCCCGCTCCCGCGCCGCCATAGGCGCCTTCGTCTTCCGGCGGGGGCGGCCGGCCGCCTCCGGAACTGCCCAGCAGGCGCAGGATGGCGTCGAAGCCCGACAGCACGATTTCGGTGGTCCACCGGTCGTTGCCGTCGCGGTCCTGCCACTTGCGGGTGCGGATCCGGCCGCGGATCAGTAGGTGTGATCCCTTGCGCACGTATTGTTCGGTCACGCCCACCAGGCCTTCGGAAAACACCACCACATTGTGCCATTCGGTGCGCTCGCGCTTTTCGCCGGTGGTGCGGTCCTTCCACTGCTCGGACGTGGCGAGCGAAAAGCGGGCGACCTTGCCCCCGCTTTCCATGGCCCGCACTTCAGGATCGCCGCCCACATGCCCTTCCAGCACCGCGAAATTCACGCCCATCGATCAATCCCCCCGCAAACAGATTTCGGCCAGCGGGAGCGTCAGAGCACACCCCTCGCAAACACACACTTCAGCCGGACGGTCGATGACCCGCGCCGGAGGGCTGGCCGCGAAGGCAGACCCAAGAGCAGCGCTTCCGCCCATCATCATGCTGAGCCCAATGCGCTCTTTCAGTCCCTGCGCGTCAAATCCCGCGCGAACCGGCGTGACAAGCCAGAACGTAAGTCCTTTGTTGATCAAAAATTCGCCGCAACCAGCGCACTTCTTGATTCGCTGCTCAGCAATCGGCTCCATCTGTCGAACAATTTCTTGCGCTAATCTTTCCCCGCTATTCGCCATGACTCAATCCTCCCCTATCTCTTCAATCCGATCGGCCCGATCTTGCGCCCTGTCCCGCGCGAACGTCCCGTACACCCGTCGCCCCCCCTGTTCGGGCGCGGCGGGCAGCGCCTCGGCGCCGAACAGGCCGTGATCCTCAATGCTCGCGCCGTTGCCGGGCCTCTTGCCGCCTCGCCGCGCGATCTCCGCCTGGCGCACGCGCGGGGGTGCCAGCGCCAGTTCCATGCGCCGCGCGATGTCGGCCAGGTAATCGTCCTCGCGCTCGAACAGCACGGCGCGGCATCCCTCGCGCCAGGCCGCCTCGCCGGTGGTGCCGGTGCCGGCGAAAGGATCGAGCACCGTGCCGCCCTTCGGGCACACCAGGCGCACCAGCCATTGCTTCAGGTCCAGCGGCTTGACCGTGGGATGCTTCGATCCGATCCGGTCCTCGGCATCGGCCTTGGCGGTATAGAAGAAACGGGCAGCAGAGCTGGAATCGGCATAGGTCGCCACCATCGCCCCTTGGCCGCCGCCCGAATAAGCTCCGTTGCCACCGATGCCGAAGGCGATCCGGGCCTGACCGTTGCCGCCTCCTGCATCACCTGGAAAGCAGTCAACGACCTCATCGCTGCCGTCGTGCACGATATTGGCGGGCCATCGGCCGAGGCCATCGGGGCGATCAATGGTGCCGCCTTGCGCGCCGAGGCCATTCCCATAAGCGTGAATCGTGGTGGTCGGACGATCACCCTTCATTGTCACGGAGCCTCCGTCATCACCCACCCGGCACCCGTCGATATTCAGCGCCCCGGTGCCATGCGCCAGCACATTGCCCGCCACCGTGCCCCCCGCGTCCCTGGCCAGCGGCCTGCGCGCCAGCACGATCGGCTCCCACGCGGGCTTGAGCGCCGTGCCCCAGCCCTGCCAAGGTTCGCTTTCCGGTGTGACCAAGCAGACGTGATCGCCTTCCTTCCGCTCGGAGGGCTTCGGCAATGACCGTGCGAAATGCCGCCCCTCCTGATTGCAGGTGGTTATCGCGATCGCGCGCTCAGCGTCGTGGCTCTTCGGAAACCCGCTGCCGTAAACCCACGCCAGCTGATCCCTGATCTCGAACCCCGCGTCCTCGATCGCGCAGGCGAGCCGGTGATAGGATCGCGTGCCGCAGAACGCCACCAGGTGCGCCCCCGGCTTCATCGCCGCCAGCACGTCCGCCCAGAACGCCGGATCGAACGCCACTTCGCCCGTATCCCACGCCTTGCCCATGAACCCGGCCGATGCGCGGGCATAGGCCTCGTTGCCCTTCGCGGGCGCCGCGCCCTTCTTGCCGAACCGCTTGACGATGCTCACCAGCGCATAGGGCGGATCGGTCACCACCGCATCGATCGTGCCCGGCTGCAGCGCCTTCACCAGCTCGCGCGAATCGCCCGCGTGCAGCCGCACCTTGCCGGCCAGGAACTCGGCGGGGTTCATGCCGCCCGCCGCCCCAGCTCGGCCTGCAGCCCGTCCACCATCGCGATCCGCTCGCCGATCCAGCGCGCGCAGTTCACCGCCCAGCTGTTGCCCAGCGCGCGGTATCGCGGGCCGCGCGCCGCATGCTCCGCCTGGTGCATCAGGGGGCGCCGTCATGCCGCGTCCGCGCGGGCGTCGGCGGCGCCGTGCAAATGTCCGGGAAGAACGAAATGGTCGGGCCTCAGCTCGCCGCCCGAAAGCTCGAACAGAGTCACCATCAGCGCTTCGGATGCCCGCTGCCGGAAACCCTCGATTCGCGACAGCCCCGATGCGTTCACCAGCTGCACCCCGCCGTTGCGCTCCGCCATCGTCCGCGCCAGCGCGCGCAGCGAATACCCTTCGCGCTCGCGCCACAGTTTCATCGGGTGCTTGCCTGTCTCCATTCCCGATTGATGCACCGGGCGAAACGCAATAGTCAAGCCGCTTGTTGCGTGGGGCGAAGCGCCGGGCGGTGGATAACCCGCCGATGAACCGCCGCGCGGCGTGCGGCGCACGCCTGTTCATCCGCGAATGGTGCGAAATTCGCGGGCTTTCCATGCGCGAGGTTGCCCGCCGCTGCCCGGCCGGCCCAACCATCGGCACGATCTCGCGCTACAACGCCGGTTCCATGCCGTGGACGCGCGATAACCTGGCCGCCGTGGCCGGCGCGCTCGATATCCCGCCGGCATGGCTGATGTCGCGCGACGCGGTGGAACACCACCGCCTGCTTTCCGCCTGGGCGCAGCTCGGCTGTGACGATCGCGAAATTGTCATGGCGATGATCGAAACCATGCTGCGCCGGCACAAGGACCGCGCCTGATCCACAACCCCCGCGACTTTGCCGCTTGACAATGTGTTTTGCCCCGCGCAACATTCGCCCCAACCTGCAGTTGGGCGGAAGGCGCGATGCTACACCGGAAATCGAATGGCGCGGAACGGGCGGGGCGCACGCCCCCTTATCGCGCGCCGGCATGGGGGAACAGGCCCGATGCGCCGTGTCACCTTGCTTGTCCGCGCCCTCGCCGCGCGCGAATCGCTGAACGCCGCGCGCGCCATCGTGCGGGCGGACCGGCGCGCCCCGCCCGCCCTGGTGGCGGCGATCGATTCGCTGGCGGCGTTCAATGAACGGGAAATCGCCCGGCGATCTCGGCGGCGTAGACGTAGGCGCAGCGCGGCTCGTTGAATGGGCCATCCCTCGCACACCGTCTGGGATGGCCTATGACTTCGCCGCTCTGCTTGGCCACATCTCGCGCGGCGAATGGGAAGATGCGGAGCGTGAACTCGCTGACCTTCGCGATCGCCGGTGGCGCGGCTTCGCCTGTGGCCTCCTCGATCGCCTCGCGCCGCTGATCGCCGCACGCGATCCCCACACCACCGCCGCCGAAATCGAATCCGTCATCTTCGTGCGCGATCCGCGCATGGTCGAACGCGTCCATTCGCTGATGAAGAAAGCTCCCGCATGACCTTTTCCGCCACCCTGTCCTCGGCCGTGCTCGAACGCGCCGCATCGCGCCTCGCCGCGCTGGTCGATTCGCGCATTTCCGTGCCGATCATGGGCAACGCCCTGCTGCGGTTCGAGGCGGGCGAGGATGGCGCCTCGGCGCTCGTGCTCGCCGCCTCCAGCATCGATCAGTCGCTCACCTTGCGGGTGGAGGCGGCGGGGGAGGGTGAATGCACCGTCTCCGCCGCCCGGCTCGCCGCCGCGGCGGCCCGGCTGCAGCGCGGGGAAAAGGTCACCCTGGCCGAAGACAAGGGCGCGCTCGTCATCCGTCAGGGGCGCACCCGCTGGCGCGTGCCCACCCTGCCCGCCGGCGATTACCCCGCCGGGGTGATAGAGCCGGTGAAGGGGCCTTCGTTCGAAGTGGAAGGCCCCGCCTTCGCCGCTCTGCTGCACTTCGTGGCGGCCGCCGCCGCCCGCGCCGATCTCGCGCGGCCTTACCTGTGCGGCGTGCGCTTCGATTTCGATCGCGCGGCGCTCGCCGCCTCCGATGGCAACGTGCTCGCCCGCGCCGCCCTCGGCCCGCTCGCCCCGCCCAAGAGGTTCAAGGGCGCGTCCTTCACCCTGCCCAACGATGCGGTAAAGCCGCTGGCCGATCTCGCGCGCGGGTGCGAACGGCTTTCCGTCACCGTGGGGAAGGCGGCGGCCGGTTTCGCCCCCGCGCATGGCGGGGAAGTGCTGCGCTCGCAATTCATCGAAGGCGACTTTCCCGATTGGCCGCGCATCGTCCCGGCCGATCGCCAGGGCCGCTTCCGCGCCGCATCGGCCGCGCTGGCACAGGCCATCGGGCATAACGCGCTGGTCGATGGCGACGTGATCGATATCGGCAAGAAGAAGGTCCGCATTCACCGCCTGCGGTTCGATTTCGGGCAGGATCGCATCGCCGTCTCCTCGCGCAACGCCGCAGGGAATGAGGCGGAAAGCGAATGCCCCGCCACGCGGCTCGCGGGCACCGATGCCGTGCTGTTCTTCCGCGGCGAATATGCCGCCGCCGCCGCCGCTTCGTTCGGCGATGCGGCAACGATCGAATTCGGGATCGAAGATCCCATGGCCCCCGTCACCGTGGTTCCCGCCGCGGGCGATGCCCCCGCCGCACTGGCCGATGCGCCACTGCTGTGGGTGCTCATGCCGATGCGCTAGGGCCGAACAGGGGAAACGCCATGCCCGTGCAATACATCGATGTTCCCTCGCGCCGGATCGTCAAGGGGCTCGTACGCCCTACGCGGGCTTACCGCTCGATCCTCGGCCAGATCGGCCGCGCCATGCGCGCCGGGGCGGAAGTGGATTTTTCCGCCGATCGCCTCGACGGGATTCAGGAAGGTGATGTGGTGGAGCGCGTGACCGTCACCATCGGCGATGTTCCGCCGCGTCCCGAACGGGCGGAAAGGACGCCGAAGTGACTGGCCGCCGCCTCAATATCGTGCCGATCACACTGCGCGAGGCGAGCGCATTCATCACGCTGCACCATCGCCATAACAAGCCACCGCGCGGGTGGAAATTCGGCCTCGGCATTGAAGTGGATGGTCGCCTGGTCGGCGTTGCCACCGCAGGGCGCCCTGTCGCCCGGCACTTCGATGACGGGCGAACACTCGAAGTCAATCGCACCTGCACCGATGGCACACGCAACGCCAACAGCAAACTTTATGGCGCGGTCTGGCGCGCGGCAAAGGCGATGGGTTACACGCGCTGCATCACCTACACCCAGGCAACCGAGACTGGCGCATCGCTGCGCGCGGCGGGGTGGCGGATGATCAAGGAACTTGCCGCCCGCAAGTCGTGGGCCGAGTCCAGTGGGAAGCTGAAGGCGCTCCGCGACCCTGTTGGCAATGGCGGCGTTACCCGCCAGCTGTGGGAAATATCATGCGCCTAGACGCACGCCTCTCCGCCGCCGCCCGCGTGCGAAAGGCCGATGTCGCGGCCCGTGCCCCATGCCTCGAATGCGGCGGCCCCATGGATGGCCGCCACGCCCGTGCCGAATTCTGCGGCCCGCCGTGCCGCAAGGCGTGGAACAACCGCCGCATGGTGCGCGGGGCGGAACTCTATGACCTGTTCATGGCCCACCGCTTCGATCGCGCGCGGGCGACCGAGCTTGGCCTGCTCGGCGTGGTCAACCGCATGGCCTCCTATTTTCGTGACGATGACAAGGCCGCCCGCGACGGGCGCCGGTCCTGGCGCCGGCCGGAAGCGGTGCTGGAATCCCGCCCCGGCCTGCGCGCCACCGTTTTCTATCTCAGGAAAGGCAAGCGCCGATGATCAGCCTCTCCATCCCCGACATGCCGCTTCGCCGGGCGATGTGCCTGCCGGACAGGCCCGCGCGGGAAGGAATCCCCCATACCACTGGCACCGTGCTCCTCTGTCCGCAAAGCGGCAACGCCTTCATGTTCGTGCGCTCGATCACCCGGTCGACCGTCCACGCGCTGCTCGTATTCGATGATGACGGCGCGCTGGCGGGGGTGGCGGAGGCGACGCGCGACAAGCTTGACCGGCTGTTCGTGGTCGGCCGCGTCACCAATCTCCCCGCTATGCTGGAGGTGGAATGGTCATGACGCGCGCCGGTCACCTCCGCTTCGCATCGGCCGGCAACGCGCGCCCGTGGGCCTTCCGTTCGCAAGCGCAGGACCCGGATCGCCGCCGCCACATCCACGGCCCCATCGTCCCTGCCGATGGCGCTCCGCTCCGCCTGGGGTGTGGAATGCCCCTGCTTGCCCTGGTGCTCAGCGTGGCGCTGTGGGCGCTCATCTGGTGGACTGTGGGGCGCTGATTTTGTCTGGCGCCAATTATCTCAAGGAAAGGAATTGCATCATGTTCGATTTTTCGCAGATCACCGAAGTCCGCCTCGCCGCCGGGGCGCACGAATCGGCCGCCTCCGGTATGTGCTTCATGGAAATGGTCGCCTGGTTCAACGGTGAACAGCACAGCGATCGTCCGCAATGCGCATGCCCCGTGCTCGGCCGTTTCGGGATCAAGCTCAACGATGCTATGCCCGGCGATCTTCGTGACCGGCTGCTCAAGCCCGTCGTCCCCCTGATATCCGGCACGCGCGGATCGCTCGATGACCAGAAGCGCCGCGCGGAATTCCTGGTACTGTGGGCGGTCAACAGGGTACTGCCCGTGGTCCTGCGCATGCGCGGGCAGGAGGCCCGCGCGGTGGCTTGCGAAAACGCTCGCACCCTCGCGGAAGCACGCCAGGCCGCCGCCGCCACCTACGCCAACGCCGCCGCCGCCGCCGCCACCTACGCCAACGCCGCCGCCGCCGCCGCCACCTACGCCAACGCCGCCGCCGCCGCCGCCACCTACGCCAACGCCGCCGCCG